AGCAGATCCCGCGCCTGATCAATCTGGCGGAGCGGCGGATTGCGCGCGAGCTGAAGATCCAAGGCTTCATCGCGGTGGTGTCCGACACCATGGTCCCCGGCCAGTCGGTGTACGCAAAGCCCGACCGCTGGCGCGACACGGTCAGCATCAACATCGGCACTGGCACCAGCAACGCCAACCGCACCGCCCTCTTCACGCGCGTCTACGAGTACCTGCGTTCGTATTGGCCGAACGAAAGTCTGACGGCGACGCCGCTGTTCTACTCGGATTACGACTATTCGCACTGGCTGATAGCCCCCACGCCGGATCAGGCGTACCCCTTCGAGGTGCTGTATTACGAGCTGCCCCCGCTGCTCGACGACAGCATTCAGACGAACTGGCTGACAGAATACGCTCCCCAGCTCCTGCTGTATGGCGCGTTGCTCGAGGCGACCCCGTTCCTGAAGAACGACGAGCGCATCGGCACGTGGCAGCAGTATTACGACCGCGCCGCTGCAATGCTCAACGGTGAAGATCTGGCGAAGATCCTCGACCGCGCATCAGTCCGCAAGGAGGCATAAGTGAGCTACACATCCGTTTTCGGTGGCACCACGATATATCCCTCGGATGTGTCCTACCTGTCGATTGCCCTCGGCGTGGACACGCCGCTTGAGTGGCCCCTCGAAAGTTCGGGAACCGAAGACCCAGCCGCGCGTATCATTGATGTCGACCCAACGGCGTCCGGCTTCAGCATCGTCCTGCCCAATGCCACGCTGACCGGCGCTGGCCAGACGATCCTGTTCAACAACATCGACGTTACCTTCAGCTTCTTCGTGAAGGACTTCGCCGGCAACACGCTGGCGACGGTCACCGCCGGGACGCAGTGGCAGGTCTATCTGGCGGCCACCACAACCCCCGCCGGCACGTGGCGCGTGTTCCGCTACGGCGCCTCGACCGCAACTGTGCAGCCGTCCGCGCTGGCCGGCTTCGGCCTGACCGCCACCGGCTCGACGCTGTCGCAGTCGCTTCCCGTCACCACTTTCTTGACCAGCGGCATCTCTGTTGCCACTTCAAATCGATCTGAAGCGTTCGTGTGGACCGGCACTGGCACTGGCACGCTGAACATGCTGACGGCCGCATCCGCCGGCAACAACTTCGTCATCTTCGTCCGCAACGAGGGCGGTGGGGATCTGACGGTTGATCCGGCCGGCACGGAGACGATCAACAGCGCCGCCACACTGGTGCTTCGACCCGGGGACAGCGCCAGCGTCATCACCGACGGCATAAACTGGTACACAATCGGCCTCGGGCAGGAGGCGGTGTTCGCGTTCGATTACACGTCTATTGCCGTCACGGGCGGCACGGTCACGCTCTCCGGCTCGCAGCTCAACCGCATCGCGTACAAGTTTGTCGGCGCACTGACGAGCAACTGCACGATCATCGTGCCGGCCACAATCCAACAGTATTGGATCAACAACGCCACAACCGGCGCGTTCACCTTTTCCGTGAGAACGAGCGGCGGATCTCCGACGCTGATCAATCAGGGCGCCAAGGGCATATACTACTGCGACGGCACCAGCATAATTCTCGCCTCGGATCCGACGGTGTTTACGCTGCCGGTCACCATCGCGGACGGCGGTACGGGCGCGACGACGGCATCCGCCGCACGCCTCAACCTCGGCATCACGACGTTTGCCGACCCCATCGTCACGGCCACCACGGGCGCGTCCGTCCGCACCACCATCGGCGCGGCGGCCTCCGGCGCCAACAGTGACATCACCTCGCTCAGTGGGCTGACGACGCCCCTGTCGCTGGCGCAGGGCGGCACGGCTGCCACGACGGCTGCTGGCGCGCGGACGAGCCTCGGCGGCACGACGCTCGGCGCGAACGTCTTCATCATCCCGGACCCGAGCGCCGTCACCTTTCCGCGTTTCAACGCGGACAACACCGTGTCGGCACTGGACGCGACCACGTTCCGCGCGGCCATCGGCGCCGGGGTCGGCACCGGCACTGTCACCTCCGTCGGTGGCACTGGCACGGTCAACGGTATCACGTTGACGGGCACGGTCACCAGCAGCGGCAGTCTCACGCTCGGTGGGGCGCTCTCCGGCGTCAGCCTCACCACGCAAGTCAGCGGGACGCTGCCTATTCTCAACGGCGGTACAGGTGCGACCACGGCCGGCGCGGCCCTGACCTCCCTCGGTGCATACGCTGCCAGCAACCCGTCGGGTTTCACGTCGAACACAGGGACCGTCACTTCTGTCGCCACGGCGGGCAGCGTCAATGGCATCACGCTCACCGGCTCAGTGACCACCTCGGGTACGCTCACTCTCGGCGGCGCACTGTCTGGTGTTGCCCTTGGCTCGCAGGTCTCCGGTACACTTCCGGTGGCCAACGGCGGCACAGGTCAGACCACGTACACTGATGGGCAACTGCTTATCGGCAATACGGCGGGCGGCACTCTCGCCAAGTCGACGTTGACGGCCGGCTCCGGTATCAGCATCGCCAACGGCGCGGGTACGATCACCATCACTGCCACAGCCGGGGGCGGCACGGTAACCAGCGTCACCGGCACCGCGCCGGTCGCGTCTACCGGGGGGACGACGCCGGTTATCAGCATGGCGGCGGCAACGGCCTCCGTTAACGGCTACCTGACCAGCACTGACTGGGCGACGTTTAACGGCAAAGGTACTGGCACGGTTACGAGTGTTGGCGGCACCGGAACGGTCAACGGCATCACGCTGACGGGTACGGTGACCTCCACCGGCAGTCTCACGCTCGGCGGCACGCTGTCCGGTGTCAGCCTGACCACGCAGGTCAGCGGTACGCTCCCCCTCGCAAACGGCGGTACGGCAGCAACTACCGCTTCGGGTGCGCGCAGCTCGCTTGATGTCCCTTCCACGGGCGGCTCCGGTGCCACCGGCACTTGGGGTATCAGTATCTCCGGCAACGCCGCAACGGCCACCTCGGCCACTTCGGCCACCACGGCCGGGTCCGCCACCTCGGCCACTACGGCCACTACGGCTGGGTCTGTTACCAATGCTGTGACCTTCAGCAATGCTGGCGGTGCGGCAGTTGGTTCGACGTTCAATGGGTCCGCAGTGCGTACTATCGACTACAGCACCGTTGGCGCCTACGCCGCCAGCAACCCGTCCGGCTTTACGTCAAACACCGGCACGGTCACCTCGGTCGGCACGGCGGGCAGCGTCAACGGCATTACGCTGACGGGATCCGTGACCACCTCGGGTACGCTCACTCTCGGCGGCGCGCTTTCGGGCGTCTCGCTCACGACGCAGGTCAGCGGCACGCTCCCCATCGGCAACGGTGGCACGGGTGCGACCACGGCAGGCGCTGCGCAGACTGCACTTGATGTCCCCTCACGTGGCGGCTCGGGAGCGTCTGGTACTTGGGGTATCAGTATCTCCGGCAACGCCGCAACTGCCAATTCGGCTACTACGGCTGGCTCGGCTACTACGGCTGGCTCGGCTACGACGGCTGGCTTTGCTACAAGTGCAGGGTCGGCTACAACGGCTGGGTCGGCTACGACGGCCACCACAGCGACTACAGCGAACGCGCTTAACACGGGCAACAACTACCAAGTTAACAGCCTTGGCGTTGGGACCGGCCCGTCCGGTACGGCGGGCGAAATCCGCGCGACCAACAATGTCACGGCTTTCTATTCGTCGGATGCCCGTTTGAAGGAAAATGTCGCGGACATCCAAGGCGCGCTCGCTGCGGTGACTGCCATCGGCGGTAAGACTTTTGATTGGACGGACGCCTACATCGCCGAGCATGGCGGCGAGGATAGTTACTTTGTCCGCAAGAGCGACTTCGGTGTCATTGCGCAGGACGTAGAGGCGGTGTTCCCGTTGGCCGTTCGCACCCGCGAGGACGGCACGAAGGCGGTGGATTACGAAAAACTTGTCGCCGTGGCGTTCGCCGCCATCGCGGAGTTAAAGGCTGAACTGGACGAGCTGCGGGGGGCTAAGTAATGGCTCTACCCACCAGCGGGCCGCTATCGCTCAACGACATTCAAGGCGAGTTCGGGGGCGCTAACCCCATTGGGCTGGACGAGTATTACGCTGGTGGCGGGCTGGTGCCTCCCGGTACAACCGGGACTTACGGGGCTGTGCCTACGTTTGGTCAGATCAGCATCCAAAACTTCTACGGTACCGCTAATTTCACCCCGTCCACCAACACCTACACCACGGGTACGGGTGTGACTGAGACGGTGCCTTCCGGCGCCACAAGCTGCGCCATCACGGTAGACGGCGCTGGCGGGGGCGGTGGCTACAACAGCACCACTGCTGGCGGCGGTGGCGGGGGCGGGTCAAGGTCCGTACAGACTATCGCCGTTACCGGCGGGAACACGTTCATCTTTACGGTGGCCGTGGGCGGCGCCGGGCGCGCGTCCACCAACGGCGCGGGCATAGCGGGCGGCGCTTCAACTGTCTCGGGCACGGTCTCTGGCGGCAGTGTGAGCATAAACGCCGGTGGCGGTTCCGGCGGCGGCCAATCTGCTGGCGGCGCTGGCGGCACGGCCACTGGCGGCACGACCAACACTTCGGGCAGCGCGGGTCAGAACACTGCTGGCGGCAACGTCGGCGGTGACGGCGCAAGCGGTTCCGGTGGCGGCGCAGGCTCAGATCCGGGTCTGCCACCGGGCGGCGGTGGCGGCGGTGGCGGTCTCGACTACGGCGGCGCGGCTGGCGGCACGGGCGCCCGTGGCGAAATCAGTTTCTCGTACACGTAAGGCAATCCGATGGCCGAGAACATTATCCAGATCAAGTCGCTGCCCGGCATCAAGCGGGACGGTACGAAGTTTGAGGGCGACCAGTACGTCGACGGGCAGTGGGTGCGCTTCCAGCGCGCCCTGCCGCGTAAGATCGGCGGCTACCGCTCGATCAACAAGTTCCTGCGCGGACTGGTGCGGACGCTGCACGAGTACACGCAGGACAGCCTGACGTACATCCACGGCGGATCGGCGAACCTGCTGGAGCGTTTCTACCTCGACGCCAGCTTCAACACGAGCGTCATCTCCGACCGGACGCCGACGACGCTCGTCGCGAACGCCGGCAACATGTGGCAGTTCGACGTGGACACGGCCCTCGGCGGTGGCCTGCAACTGGTGGCGCAGGTGGCGCCGAACCTCGACTGCATCTGCAACAGCACGGGCGGCCAGCTCTTCACCGGCGACGAGTTCGGTACGGCGCCCCTCGTCGAGGTGACGAGCCTGCCTGCGGTGTACAGCGCCACCGGCGGTATCGTCTCCCTGCACCCATATACCGTCGCCTTCGGCAATGACGGCTTCGTCATGTGGTCCGTGCCGGGAGACCCCACGGACTACGTCGGCTCCGGCGCAGGCAACGCCTACGTCACGGGGCAGAAGATTGTGCGCGGCATGCCGCTGCGCGGTGGCCCGGGCAACTCACCCTCGGGCCTGCTGTGGTCGGCAGACAGCCTGATCCGCATGTCCTACATCGGTGGCACCGCCACGTTTCAGTTCGACACGTTGAGTGCGCAGTCGTCGATCCTCTCGGCGCAGTCCGTCATCGAGTACGACGGCATCTTCTACTGGCTCGGCACCGACCGCTTCCTGTCGTTCAACGGCGTCGTGCGCGAGATACCGAACACGTTGAACCTCAACTTCTTCTTCGACAATCTGAACTACGCGATGCGCCAGAAGGTGTTCGCGATGAAGGTTCCCCGCTACGGCGAAATCTGGTGGTGCTTCCCGAAGGGCGACAGCATCGAGCCGGACCACGCCATCATCTACAACATCCGCGAGAACACGTGGTACGACACGCCGCTGCCGAACTTCGGGCGCGGTGCAGGCCTGTTCCCGGCTGTCTTCCCCAAGCCGCTTATGACTGGCGTCGCGCCGCAGGACGCGCAGGCCACCGCGATTGCGATCACCGCCGGCGGGACGGGTTACGTTGCCGGGAACGTGCTGACGCTGGTCGGTGGTCAGTACCTGATCCCGGTGGAGATCACCGTCAACACCGTCAGCGGACCCGGCGCCATCCTGACGGCCAGCATATCGAATGCAGGCTCGTACTCGTCGACCCCCGCGAACCCGGCAGCCGTCACCGGCGGTGCCGGCTCTGCTGCGACGTTCACGGTCACATACAACAACCCGTACAAGTTCTGGGTGCATGAGGTCGGCACGGACGAGATCGACGGCCTGTTCGTCAACCCGATCCCGTCGTACTTCGAGACGGCCGACATCTCGATGCCCGTCATGAGCCAGACGAGCAGGGCGCTACAGGTGCTGATGCTCGAGCCTGACTTCGTGCAGTCCGGCGACATGACGGTCGAGGTGCGGGGGCGCGCCAACGCCCGCGCGCCGGAGGTCAACGGCCCGGCGAAGACCTTCGTCGAGACGCCGCAGACGCCGCAGGAGCAGGTCGTCTACTTCAAGGAGCAGCGGCGCGAGCTGCGCTTCCGCTTTACAAGCAACTGCGTCGGCGGCGATTATCAGATGGGCCTCGTCCTCGCGCACCTCCAGCCGGGCGATGGGACGACAATCGGATGATAGACCCGCGCGGCATGACTTTACTGGACTACGCGGATAGTGTAGTGCTGTCGGTCGGCGACGCTTGGTCTTTCGGTAAACTCACCGACGAGAACGAGTGGCAGTCGTGGGCTGCAGGGTTTGTACGCGCGTCACCGTTTACGCAGCGCACCGTGCCGGACCCCTTTGGTTTCACTGACTGGCGGGAGTGGGCTATGCGCGTATACCCGATGTTGCAGGGACAGGGCTGATGCGCTTCGACGACTTCATGTACGGCGGCGACATGTACGGCGGCGACATGTTTGACGCTGACGAGTACAGCGGCGGTTACGGCGGCGCAGGTTTGCCGTCTTTTGCCGTTGCGCCGCCGCCTGCGTACGAAGCGCCGCCCTTTGCCGTCGACCCGTACACAGCGCCGCCGGCGTACAACCTAGAAGAGATCCAGCGCGCGGCGCAGGCTTTTACGGAACAGCAGCAAAAGGCAAACGCTCTCTCCACACAAAACAGTGATGCCCTCAACAGCTACATCGCCCAGCAGGCAGCGAAAGGCGTAGAGGTAGCCTCGACAGACACGTCGCAGGGCGGCGGCCCAATGGGCAGCTCCGGCGTCTTTGGTCTGCCTGATTTCAGCGCCCGCTTCGATCCGACGAACCCAGCAGCCAGCACCGGGCAGGTGTTCCGTTTTGACACGGGCCAAGTCGGCGCGCCAAACGCATTGGGGGAAATGGAATACCGGAATGCCGCTCCGGTGGTGTTCCAGCCGGGCCAGAAGTACATCATGACGGACGGACGCGGCGAAAAGGTTCTCGGCAGCGCCACCACTCCCGAAGAGATGGCTGGCCTTGTCGATCTGTCCGGCAAGCTGCCGTATGGCTTTCAGTTGTTTCCGGCCAACGAGCAGGGCGGTTTCACCCCCGGCCAAGAGCTTTTTGGCAAGGATGACCCGCGCCCCACTGGGTTGGCCGGGGCGATAGCCAATTACGGCATCCCCCTCGCGCTGGGGCTTCTTGCTGCGCCTATCGCCGGCCCGCTTGCGGCTGCGGCTGCCGCTGCGGGGACCACCGGGGTCACTAAGTTGACATCGGGTTACACCCCAAAAGATGCGCTCATCGCGGCGGCTATCTCGGGGGCGACTGCTGGCGCGCTTAAAGGCTTCACCGGCCCGAGTAACCCGCTGGGCCTTGAGCCATTCGGAACAGCGGCAAAAAACGCCGCCGCTGAAGCTGCTGCCCAAGGTGTTGGCGGTGCCATTGCCCAAGGGGCTGGTGGCGCCCTTAGCCAAGCGATACCCGGTGAAATCTTGGTCAGCGCGTTGAAGAACGCCGCGCCCAGCCTTCTCTCGCAAGTTGCCCCGTCCGTGGTGCAGGCTGGACTGTCCAACCTCGGCCAGTCGCTGCTGCCCTCGCAGCCGGCGACTACGCAGACACCGCTTGCCGCTCAAGAGCCG